ACCCGGTTGACATTAATCTAAAATACTGTATAATAACAGTGTTGGCGCAAAAATGAAAGGATTTGTTATGACTGCTAAGTGGTATGATGCCTACACTATGCATATGGGTGTTGAACGCCATATTCGTGTAACTCAAGCTATGTATGATATGTCTCCTATCGAAGGAGTTATGGTTTCAGAAGAAGGTAAACTGTATGTTTGTCCGCGTGACAAGCTAGGTATTCTCTCCTACACTCTCCGAGCTGTATCTGTTCAGCTAGGTCGCTACCCTTTTATTCGTCGAATGATCGGTTTTGCCAATCGAAATTTTCGTGTCCATCGCATTGTTGCGTGTACATTGAACCCTATTGAGAATCTTGACTGTATTCGCGGTGTGCCTGACGAAATTCTTAAGACAGCGAAGCGTGATCCTGCTAGCATGCTCTATCTATATCACTCGCTACAGGTTAACCATATCAATCACGATCCTTCCGACTATTCTCCATCTAACCTTGAATGGTGCACTGCGTTTGAAAATCACCGAGCGTATCACGAGCATGCAGGGTTTGATAAGATGCGAGAGGAGAAGAGCAAGGATCAGAACGAAGAGCTTGAAAAGTTCATTGAGAATTCTCGTCTAGATAAGCGTCTTCGCTCTTATCTTGGCACTGATAACGTAGTAACTATCAAGAGGTTTGGATAACATGACACTAACTCGTATCGTAGGTGACATCCATGGAGGCTTTAACGAGTACTCATTCTTTACATTGGGTGTTGGCAGGACTCGTCATGCAACGGATCCTGCACCTCCGATGCGAAGTATACAGGTAGGTGACTTCGGGATTGGATTTCATAGCCCATATTGGCATGATTCTGTCAATGACTGGATGAAGAAAAATCCCGATCACCGCTTCATTCGTGGTAATCATGATGACCCTGCAATGTGTAAGACAATGAAGAACTACATTGCAGATGGTACCGTCGAAGGTGACGTTATGTATATTGGTGGTGCATGGTCGATTGACCACGCCTATCGCACCGAAGGTAGAGATTGGTGGCGTGACGAAGAACTATCCGTGATGGAGTTCGACCGTCTTACAAAAATCTATGAAGAAACAAAGCCAAGAGTAATGATCACTCACGACTGCCCTACATCAGTCGCATGGGAGATGTTTCTTAGCAAGGGTTTAGGACTCGCGGGTGCACCGCAGATCAAGACACGCACTGGCGAGTATCTGCAGCACATGTTTGAGATGCATCAACCCGAGCTGTGGTTCTTCGGACACTGGCATCATACTAAATGCACGGCGATCAATGGCACTGAGTTTCGCTGTCTAGGCGAGCAGGACTATGTTGATGTTGATCTCTAATAAATATATGCATGAGAAAGAAAAACAGTGAACCCCCTATAAGAAAAACTACCTACATGGTCCCATACTACTGGGAAGGCCGTGTGAAGTTTCTTAGATTTAATTCTGAGACCTATGAAGAAGCGCTGCAACTTGCTAAGTGTTGTTTTGGCGAAAGAGCAGCGCTCTTTTTATACAAAAAAGAATTTATTGTAAAGGAATAGTTCATGTTTCTAGAATACTGGATGATAGCGGCAGTCATACTAGTAACAGGCCTGTGGGCAGAGTATCGCTATCGTAGAGGTGTTCTTGCAGGAACAGAAGTCACTGTAGTCGTTCTTCTAGAGAAGAAGATGATCAAAATAGATTCAAACGGACAAATGGTTAGGCATCCTCACGCTTGACAATTAAATAGCAATATGCTATAAATAGAATACTATCGTTGAAGGAAAACGAAAGACACTGAGGACTGGGGGGCAGTACCCCACGCCTCCACCACAGATACATCACCGTCTCTTGTAATGAGACCTTGCAAGACACGAAAGAGTTTGTTGTGATGTATCTCTGATGGGGGCGAACTAGGCTCGACTGGGTGTGAAATAGTTAACTGGAGATAGTCGTAGGCGACTACGTACAAGCGCAAAACTCTAAATGCAAACGATAATGTCCCTGCATATAAGGCTTACGCACTAGCGGCTTAAGACCTGTGGGTATGGCTCCACCTAGAAACAGAACGGGCCACACTTTAGAAAGATTAAAATGAAGACTTGCAAGTGCTGTAAAATCAATAAAGAAATAGAATCGTTTTATAAAAACGGCGTTTCTAAGAAATCAGGTAAACAACTTTACAAGCCAATCTGTAAAGAATGCTATCTTTCATTTATTGAAGAAAAGCGCTCTCATGTTAAAAATTTAATTATTGAGCAACTCGGATATTACAGTTGCAAAATTTGTGGATACAATAAGTCTTCAAGAGCCCTTCATTTGCATCATATAGATTCTTCCACAAAAGAAAAATCTGTTTCAGATATGTGGTCGCAATCAGATGAGCAAATAAAGAAAGAAATATCTAAGTGTGTTATTGTATGTGCTAATTGTCATGCAGAAATACACGAAGGTATAACCGAACTAAACTAACACAACACACAATAGGAGTATATTATGTCTAAGACACCTTATGAAATTCGCCTTGAACTTCTTTCTATGGCGCAATCAATTCTCACAGAAAATATGTTTGCAGAACGCAATCGTCTTGAAAACGATTGGCAGACAATTCGTGAAATGGCTATAAGAGGTAACATGGCCTCTGTTCCTCAATTTCCCCAACTTCCCACTATCTCATCCGATGACATCATTAGCCTCGCAACGAAGCTAAATGAATTTGTTTCCACCAAGGAGTAAATAATGAACTTCAAGAATGTTTTAATTGCAGCTGCTATAGGTATGGGTCTCATGACAGCGACCGCATCCGCAGCACCTGTAAAGCTCGGCGTCCTAACGTGTGACGTTGAAGGTGGGTGGGGTCTTATCTTAGGATCAAAGAAGGAAGTAAGCTGTGTATTTGTAGGCTCTGACAGTTCTATTGAACAGTATGATGGCACTATCTCAAAGTTGGGTGTAGATGTCGGATATACGGGTTCAAAGACGCTTGTCTGGGCCGTTTTTGCTGCTGGTGACTCACACAATGAGCATGGGGTAGCAGGAACATACATAGGCGGCAACATTGAGGCATCTGCTATCGTAGGCCTCGGTGTCAATGCACTTGTCGGTGGGTTTGACAACTCATTTGCTTTACAGCCTTTGAGCGGACAGGTACAGACAGGATTTAACGCAACAGTAGCCGTACAGAAATTGTCACTACATTAATTGGGTGGGTCATGAAGATCGAATTGACTGAAGTTATTCTAAAAGAAGCAGCTACGATCACAGGACCCGATTCTAATTTTCATAAGATACTTGTGCAGGGGTTAGAAATCAAGAAAACAGGTCTAACCCCTGTATACATTTATGATGATTATTTGGGTACGATTGAAATTACAACTGAAGAAAAGATATCTAACAAATTAAACTAGGGAGTACCTCATGCAATGTTGGAGCATAAACATCTCATAATCCGTGCTGAAATAGCAAACCCTCCTAATGCAGATCAGGAAGAGTATATGGTGCAGTGGTTCATGAATCTTATTGAGTCGATTGATATGAAGATTCTTGCAGGACCTTTTGTAACGTATCTTAATAAGGAAGGCAATCGTGGATTTACGGGTGTCTGTATTATCGAAACTAGTCACGTTGCAATGCATGTATGGGATGAAGATTCTCCAGGATTGATGCAGTTAGATGTCTACACGTGTGGATCACTTGACATTAATACCGTGTTTGATAAAATGCAGGTGTTTGACCCTGTAAAGATTGATTACAAGTTCCTAGATCGTGAGCATGAGTTCACGCTTCTAGATAAAGGAATGAAGAACTTCAAATGAAGAAAAAAATTAGGCATTATAATTCTATCTTCATATCTGATATTCATTTAGGCAGTGAAGGTTGTCAAGCGGAAATAGTCAATTCTTTTTTGAAGAATCATTCCTGCGACAACCTTTTTCTTGTTGGTGATATTATAGATGGATGGAAACTTAGTAAGCGCATTTACTGGCCTAAAGAACATTCACTTGTAATTCGACAAATAATCAATAAGCAAAAGCACGGCTCTAATGTTGTCTACCTAACAGGTAACCATGATGAATTTCTTAGGGATTGGTCAGACATCTCAATTGACATTGAGTCAATACACATAAAAGACACACATGATTATCAGGCACTCAACGGAAAAAGATATCTAGTTGTTCATGGCGATATATTTGATGGTGTTCATAGAGTTGCAAAGTGGTTGAGTTATCTAGGTGATAATGCATACGCTATTTTGCTAAAATTAAACAAATTCTACAACAAAATTAGAAACCTTTTTGGGTTTGGTTACTGGAGCCTATCTGCATATCTTAAAGCCAATGTGAAGGGTGCAGTCAACTTTATATTTGATTTTGAAAATACGTTGTCTGACTACTGCAAATCTCAAGGCTATGATGGTGTGATTTGTGGTCATATACATACAGCTGTAATCAAAGAAATTGGCGGTGTTGAATATATGAATAGTGGTGACTGGGTTGAAAGCTGTACAGCACTAGTAGAAAACACAGATGGCACCTGGGAGATAATTCATTGGACTTCAAAAGAATAGTCATAGTAACAGACGCATGGGAACCTCAAGTCAGTGGTGTTGTTACCACACTAAAGAAAATGGTAGAGTTTGCTAAAAGAGATGGATATGATGTTATCGTTGTCCATCCTGAACTCTTTAAGAGAAAATTTTACTCTAAACTTTATCCTGAGATACCATTCGCGGTGCCTATTGGAATCTCTAAATATCTTAAATATAAAACGGACACCGTTTATCACATCGCAACCGAAGGACCATTAGGACTCGCTGCAGCGTTCATTTTGACTTTTAAGAATAGAAGATACACAACATGTTATCATACTGACTGGTCAAAGTTTATGAAAGATGTTGCTGGTGTTCCTGAGGTTTTCACTAGAACTTATATCAAATGGTTTCATAGAAAACGCAAAGTTTTTTGTTCAACAGAAACTATCAGACAGTATATGATAGAACATGACATTGGTCGCAGACATATAATGTGGTCAAGAGGTGTTGATCCTTCTATTTTTACTGCGAGGATAAAGGCGCAACTAAAAGGAACAAAGACTTTACTTTCTGTTGGGCGTATATCAAAAGAAAAAAATCTAGATGCTTTTTGTCAGTTGCCAGACAAGTATAAAAAGATTGTTGTTGGTGATGGTCCATATAAAGAAGAACTAGAAAGAAAATATCCTGATGTGATCTTTGTCGGTTATAAGTTTGGCGCAGAACTTGCAAACTATTACAGGCAAGCAGATTGTTTTGTCTTCACTAGTAAGTCAGACACATTTGGCGTTGTCATGATTGAAGCAATGTATTGTGGAACACCGGTTGCTGCTTATCCAGTTCAAGGTCCGATTGATGTAGTGGATAACAAATACACGGGTATACTTGACGATAATATAGAAAAGGCGATTGAAAAATGCTTGACATTATCACGGAAAAAATGTAGTATCATAGCTAGAGATACATGGTCTTGGGAAAGTGTCTGGAAAGACTTCGTTAATAATTTGGAGAGAGATAAGTGAAAGTAGATATCGGACCATACGTTAACAGTCGTCACGTTGCTGATTTTCATTACAAGTATATGATCAAGAAGTATAAGTATGATTGGGAAGAAAGCACCACTCGTTTTGAGAAGCTTCTTGAAAAGCTTGAAAGCTGGTGTCAAACTGTTTTAGATGTGACAATCAACAAGCTTGTTGAGAATCGTAAGCGTAAGATCAATGTTCGCATTGATAACTATGACACTTGGTCAATGGATCACACACTGGCACATATTGCTCTACCTATGCTCAAGCAGCTTAGAGATACAAAGCATGGTAGTCCTTTTGTAAGCAAGGAAGACTTGCCAGAACATCTTCGTTTTTCTGAAAAAGAAGATGCAGTTTTCAATCATGGTTGCTACGATAAGAGTTTGAATGCCACTGAAGAAGAACGTGTTGCAGTAGACGAAAAGTTCCAGTCACAGTGGCTTTGGGTTCTTGATCAGATGATCTGGAGCTTTGAGCAGGAACTTGATGAAGACGATGGTGATAAGAACTTCTATGATCCTTATGCTCCTGATGAAGTCATTGAACCTCGTACTTACAGTGTTTTGAAAGCTGATGGCACTGTGGTTGAAAAAGAAGAATGGTCAGAAAAGCTTAAACGTGAGCTTGGTAAGTTCAACAAAGAAAAGTATGACGCATATCACAAGCGCAAGCAGAATGGATTTACTCTTTTCGGCAAATACTATCAGAGCCTATGGGATTAAACTATGTTTACCTGGCAATACAATGAAAAGATGCTAAAAGATTATGTGACGAACCACTCGAAAGATTTCGGTCGATTTTATTGTGAGTTGATGTTAGATTATCCGAAACACTACAAGGAGTTCCTTGAGGGTTTCTATGAAGAATATATGAAGAGGACGAATGATGATAACAAGACGTAAATTGTTTTTGAGTGTGCTGGGCACTGCTACTGGTATCACTACCGTTGCATTTTCTCAAACACTTGAGGCAGAAGCATCAAGCAGACAAACACGCTATACGGTGCCTTCGGGTGTGAATGAGATTAATGTCAAGTCCTGGAGAAAGGATGGCAGCAGAGTGATGAATTATAATTTCGACGTTGAACCTGGCCAAACGTTTCTTTTGACTGCAAAATGAAATGGAATATTTAGTGCCCATACAGTTAAATACGGAGTTCCCTACCGAGATTGAAAAACTCGTAAGAGAAAAAGAAATTGAATATATGGAAGCGGTTATTCTCTGGTGTGAAAGGAATAACCTCGAACTTGAATTTGCCGCTGAAATGATCAGACGCAACACTGCGTTGAAGGCAAAGATTCAAATTGAAGCTGAAAATCTTAACTTTATGAAAAAGAGTGCTCGGTTACCTATATGAACGCATTTGATGTATTCAAGGACTACATTGCTCTGAAGCAACACTTCACGAGTAAGTCCTACGACTACTTTAAATATCACGGTAAAACGAGATCGTCTACCGCAGCGAGTTACAATCAGAGAAAAGACAAAATTTTCTTTATGAAGTTAGCAAAGCATCAGGATCCTAAACACTTCCTGGTCGCTAACTTTGTAGAGTCTGATAACGCATGGATAGGTGATCTCGCCTACAATGAGTTAGCGCAGGAAAACTATGTCCGTTGGTCAAAGCGCATACAGGCACTCACGTATTTCTTTAAAGAAGAAATCAAGAAGTTGAATGATGACTTTGATTCTAACTTTATCGTAGAAGATGGACAGCATCCTTACGCTCTAAGATTGTTTCTTAGCAAACAAATATCAATGGAGACCCTAGTCATACTGATTGACGTTGTACGTTGCTTTTCACATTGGCAAAAACAAATGCAGGATGACTTTGTGTGGAAAGATTTGTCTCACAAACTAGTGAAGTACAAACCCTTTCTTAACTATGACCGTGCAAAAATGAAGGAAATTTTGCTTGCACAATTTAAATGAATGTGATATAAATAACATTATTCACGACACAGTGAATAATACAAATTATACAAAAATACGCAACATATAACAAATACGAGGTATACAATGTCTACATCTTTTTCCGCAATGAAGAAGTCACGCCAATCTTCTCTCGAAGCTCTCACCAAAGAACTCTCAAAGTTAAATACCACGCAGTCAGGTTCGGACGAGGATTCTCGTTTCTGGAAACCGACTGTCGATAAGGCAGGCAACGGTATGGCAACCATTCGCTTCCTCCCTCCTCCTGAGGGTGAAGATATGCCATTCGTCCGTGTCTTCTCGCACGGGTTCAAGGGTCCTACGGGACTTTGGTATATTGAGAACTCTTTGACTACACTCGGCAAGCAGGATCCTGTATCTGAGTACAACACTCAGTTGTGGAATTCTACGACCGATGATGCATCTCCTGCACGTAAGCAGGTACGTGAGCAGAAGCGCCGTCTTAACTTCATCTCAAACATTTTGGTCGTAAAGGATTCTGCTAATCCTGCCAACGAAGGTAAGGTATTCCTTTACCAGTATGGCAAGAAGATCTTTGACAAGATCAATGAGACGATGAACCCTCAGTTTGATGATGAGAAGCCCATGAATCCTTTTGATTTCTGGGAAGGTGCAAACTTCAAGTTGAAGATTCGTCAGGTCGAAGGTTATCGTAACTACGACAAGAGCGAGTTCGAAGCACCCGCACCTATGTCTGATGATGATTCTTATCTCGAGAATGTTTGGAAGCAACAGCACTCATTGCAGGAGTTCCTTGACCCTTCGAAGTTCAAGTCATATGATGAGTTGAAGCAGAAGTTAGTACGTGTCCTTGACCTTGGTGGTCATACTGCCGCGCGTGTGAACGCGACAAAGAAGGCAGAGGATACTGCTCCGTGGGATGACGCAGAACCCGCTCCTACCCAAAAGGCAAAGAGCGCACCAAAGGCATCAGAATCATTTGCTGAGGATGATGATGAGACGATGGAGTTCTTCAAGAATCTCGCCGACAAGTGATGAATGTGAAAGAGGGGCGTCAAGCCCCTCTTTTTTTATGCTATACCAAATAGCATCGCTGTAAACTTTTCATGTGTGTCATTCATTGCAACCATCGGATTATCCTTAGATGGGAATCCAGTTCCTGTAGTGTCTGACTTTTCATTTGTGGTCATTGCAATGTTTTGAGTGACTGGGCCTCTTTTGCCTACACCTTCTCTATTCATCGCTGTCTTGCGTGACAAATCAGAAATATCATTCGCTTTTTTCTGTGCCATCGGATCCATGCTAGCCATAGAGACTCCGCTACTTCCAGCACTCATCGCTGAACTTCCGCCACTTGGCGATGCTGTAGAACCACCGCCTCCGCCACCTCCTGAGCTAGTAGGTGTAGACGGTGCCGCTGCTGGAGGCGCACTAGAATTCATAGCAACTGCATCAGAACCACCTTCACTTTTCGCTGCAGAAAAATGCATAGGATCCTTGACGGATTTCCAATTCATTCCCCACCCTAATCCCCATTTTTTAGCCAATTCTCCCGTTTGTGGAGGTAGATCTGTTTTGGTTGATCTATTTGGATTTGAAGCAGGATTAATATCAATTGCCATACCTCTAGAATGGTAACTCAATTTATTTGGGTTATTGGCGTTTGCTCTATACGCATACCCACCCAAATCTTTAATTTTGTATCCCGTCGCTTCAAGATCATTAATGAAACCTTGAAATTTTCCCGCATACCTTGCTGCAACTTGAGCAGATTTGCCACTCTTTGTTTTAATAGTTTTTAATCCGCCTTCAACGCCTTTAGCTTGTTGAGGTGTACCTGTTACTTCAGGCACGGCACCTGCTTGTGCTCCTCCGCCAGATGTTGTAGTTGAACTTGAGGATG